CTCCGCCAACGGTTCAACGAACTGAAAGACATCAAGGAGATTGTTTCGGCAGAGGAGGTGAAGAACGCCTACCAAGGTCAGGCTGAATCGCAGGACACCATCATGAAGCTGTTCGAGGAACACAACAGCGACTATGCCTTGCGCGTGGGCGTGAACCGCGCCGTGAACACCTATTACCAGTACACGAACACTTACCGCCACCTTGCCGTATTCCTGAAAGACAAGTACCGTCTTTCGGACATGCCCGTCAAGCAGATTGACGGTAACTTCATCGAGGATTTTGACATGTATATGCGCACCGTCAAGCGGTTCAAGCCAAGGACCATAGTCGGGCATATCAACCGACTGAAATGCGTGATGATGCTTGCCGTGTTCCGTGGCATTATCCCGTTCAGCCCGTTCAAGGGGTATAGTCCGCAAAAGCCGGAGTTCAAGCAGATGTACCTTACGGAAGAGGAACTGGCCAAGTTCGCCAACATGACCTACGACACGCCCAACCGCAACTTCACGAGGGATATGTTCCTGTTTTCATGTTGGACGGGCTTCTGCTACTGCGACATGAGAGCATTGACGGAGGAAAACCTTGTAAAAGCCGAGGATGGAAGCCTGTGGATTCATACCGAACGGCAGAAAACCGGAACGCCGGAATGTGTAAGGCTGATGGAGATACCGCTCGCCATCTTGAAGAAATATGAGGGCATGGATGCAAGCGGCAAACTGCTGCCCATGCTTACGAAAGAAAGCATGAACCGCCACCTGAAGAAAATGTCGGTGATGTGCGGCATCAACCGCCCGATTTCATTCCATCAGGCCAGGCATACCTTCGGTAGCATAATCTGCCTGTCGCAGGGCATTCCCATCGAGACGGTGAGCAAAATCATGGGGCACAAGCATATCAAGACCACTCAACGGTACGCAAAAGTCACGCAGGACAAGATAGACCGTGACGTGGACAGGCTGGGCGAAGCCATCGAAGGCAAGTTCTCCCTGTTCGGGCTTGACGCGGCTCCTTCCCCGATTCATAAGGACATCACCCGGCGCAGGGTCAACCCAAGTTGGAAACAAAGGGCTATTGTCAAACAAATGATGGAGGGATAGGCCATGCGCAGCACGTTCAAGCTATTATTTTACATCAACCGACAGAAGTTGAAGAAGAACGGAAAATGCCCAGTCATGGGACGTATTACCATTGGCGGCAAGGTCAGCCAGTATTCCACGGGGCTGGAAGTCGAGCCTGCGTATTGGGACGCTGATACGAGCAGGGCTTCCACTGACGGACGCAAGGAAAACCTTGCAGGCGAGAAGAAAAAGGAATTGGTACGGTTGAATGATGCCTTGTCCGCATTGGAAGCCAAAGCACGTGCCGCCTACAAGGAGAACGTGGACAGTTACGGCTTCGTGTCGGCAGAAATCATCAAGAACGCCGTGACGGGCAAGTCGCAGGTGAAGGAAACCCTGCTTGCGCTGATGGACGAGCATAACGAAGAATATGCCAAGCGTGTGGGCATTGACAGGACAAGGCACAGCTATGTCCGCTATCTGACCACACGCAAGCACATCCACAATTTCATGAAGTACAAGTACAATATGGAGGACATGCCGTTGCGCTCGCTGACCATGCGCTTCATGACAGACTTCACGTTTTACCTCTCTACGGTACGGAAATTGAAGGTGTCGGCATACAACGATTACCTCATCTTGCTGCATAAAATGACGCGGCTTGCCTTGAAGAAGCATATTCTCAAACGCGACCCGTTTGCTGGGCACAAGATAGAGAAGGTTCCGGTGAACCACCGCTACCTGACAGGCGAACAGTTTGAGAAGCTGTTGAAAGCCAAGCTGCCCACATACCGACTTTGTCATACGAGGGACTTGTTCGTCTTTTCGACTTTCACGGGCATCGGGAGGGCGGATTTAGCGAATTTGACGGAGGACAACATCATCACGAAGGAGGACGGTAGCAAGTGGATTCACATCGCACGTCAGAAGACCAAGGCGGAGTGCCATATCAAATTGTTGGACATACCCTTGCGCATCATTGAGAAGTATCGCGGAGAAGGCAAGGACGGCAAATTGTTTTATGTGCCAATCACCGGAAACCTCAACCGCAGCCTGAAAATGATTGCCGAACAATGTGGCTTGGACTACCATCTTACCTACTATCAAAGCCGTCACTCCTTCGCAACCCTGATTTGCCTGAACAACGGCGTGCCGATAGAAAGTATCAGCAAGATGATGGGGCATTCCTCCATCCGCACCACGCAAATCTATGCGGAAATCACCAACCAGAAGGTGAGCCGTGACTTGGCTGTATTGTCCGAGACCACCAAAGGCAAGTTCTCCCTGCCTGATGACGGGATGCCATCGCGTGTGTTCAAATGTGGCAATTACAGCGGCTGGAAAAAGGAATGTAAACGGAATTCAGACAATGAAAAATGATGCGGACATGGAAAGAGGAATAATCACAATCACTGAAAACGGGGCGGTCACGATGCCGACCGCTCCCGTTTGGATGACGCAGCAGGAGATGTCCGATGCGTTCAATGTGTTCGGTTGCTATATTCGTAAGGCTATTGCTGCCATTTACAAAAACAATGAATTGTCGGAAGAGGAAACGGCGCGACATGTCAGGCAGAACGACAGGATTTGCTATGACGTGTACAGCCTTGAAATAGTGATTGCCGTGGCTTTCAGGTTGCGAAGCCGCGAGGCAATGGCTTTCAGACGGTTCATCATGGACAAACTCTGTTCTTTCAATAGAGGAAATTCCATCCATTTGTTCTTTTCGCTATCCAATGCCCATCCCCGATGCACATGTTAGGATAAAGCGAAACGACCTTCCCATAAAGAGTAAGCCGATGGCTAGGCAGTTATCTTGCAGCCATCGGCTTACTCAGTTTTTGCATGTATCAAATCACGTTTCCAAACGATAGGCGTTCCGATAACCGTTCATCACCATCTTTTCGATGTCCGATTCCTTATACAGAATTTTTCCACCCAACTGGTAATAGGCAATCATCCCGTTGCTGCGGTAGTCCTGCAAGGTGCGGCGGCTCACCTTGAGCCATGACGACACTTCCTTGTCCGTCAGGAACTGTTCGTTATTTGGCGAAGCCTTATGCCCCGCATCTATTCTTTCGATACCTTCAAGCAGGGCATCCAGTTTTCCGATGAAGCCGACCTCCAGTTCACGGTCGGCAAGAATCAACTCGTTCATGATTTACAGTATTTACAGTGGATTTAGTGGTTGCACATTTTGTTGTCTGATTAGATGCTACAGCCACGATAGGCTGCATCCTTACGCCTGTCCTCCACAAGTCGGACAATGCGCTGCACGTCCTCCGGCTTATAGAAAATCTTATGCCCTATCTGCGAGTAAGCCAGCGTGCCGTTGTCGCGGAGCGTCTGCAAGGTACGCGGACTGATGCGCAACTGTTGGCAGACCTCTTGGTTATCCATCCAACGGCTGAGCCGTTTCCCTTCCCTCTTACGGAGGATTTCATTCACCCGGTCGGACAGGCGGTTGAGCTTGCCGACCATTTCTTCATACTTTTCTTTCGAAATAATTACTACATTCATTTCTTATACTGATTTTAGTGTTAATAATCCGTTTTGCCTGCAAAGTAAATCCGTTGTTCGCATGGAACAATGGATTTGCAATGAGGTGGCAGCTTGTGGCAGCAAGTGGTCGGGAGTGGCGTTATCCACCGAACCCGTAACGTCTGTTCCAAGCGTCCGTGATGCAAAGAAAAGTGAAGTCCGGCATAATCCGACCACTTCACATCTGTGTGGCAGCATTTGGCGTCGGTGTGGTAGCCTGTGGCGTTCTTCGGTTTCTAATGCCATCCGAAAATATGTTCTTCGGGTTTCCTAAAAGCCATATCCTTAAATCCGCCCTGACTGCTCCAATTAAGCCCTTAAAATTTCCAATGCCCGTTTCATGTACTATGGCAAAACGGCGCAGCCTGTACCGCTTAGGCAATGCGTAAAGTGCAAAACCGTACATTGTTGTCACACTCAGTCCAATCCTTTGACTGTCTGTTTTATAGCCATTTCCTTTGCAACCGATAATCGGTCTAATGTGCGCACAACGACCAACATTGTTAAACATTTAATTCAAGCAAGTATGAAGAAGAATTTAAGTAGCCAAAGTATGGATGCAGCATTGCAGGATTTTTTAGGCAACAAGCCGAGTATGGAAACCCCGAAGCCGGAACCCCAGCCTGCCGACACGCAGGAAAAGGCAAGTGAAGCTGTGCAAGGAAAAGCAGATGAAGCCGTGCAGGAATCGACGGACGAAACTCCGCAGGTGGTACGCCGCATCAGCGGCAAGCAACGCCGGGCATCGTTGGAGGAGTACAAGGAAGAATTTCTCCGCGTACCGTCCATTGAAGACCGCAAGCCCGTATTCCTCAACCGCAGCACGCGCGACGCCCTTGACCGCATCGTCCGCATGTTCGGCGAGCGACGGATGAGCGTGTCGGGGCTGGTGGAGAACATCGCCCGGCTGCATCTTGCCACCTACGGGGAGGACATAGAGGCATGGCGTAAACTCTGAGAAGTAAGAAGTGGATTGACGGGGTGCAATTCGGAGTTACCCTGAACCTATCCAAC